AAACACAGCAGATGGTTTTGACATCTGCAGATGGATCAGAAGAGAGAAAGTCATATCTTCCAGTTCCTTATAATATGACAATAACTCTTTCAGTTTATACAAAACTGAATGATGATATGCTTCAAATTGTTGAGCAAATTGTTCCATATTTTCAGCCTGGTTATACACTTCCTATTAAGTTTTTAGGTAACTTTAATGAAGTCATGAATGTTCCTGTTGTTCTTGACAACATTGATATGTCAGATGAATATGAAGGAAATTTTGACACAAGAAGAGCTTTAATTTATACCTTCACATTTACTGCAAAAACTTATGTCTTCGGACCTCTTAAAGACGTATCTGGAGATATCATCAAAAAAGTCACTGTTGGTTATGTTGCTGGTTCGAAGTCTGGTACATATGAAAGGGATCTTACATATCAGGCAACACCTAGAGCAATTAAAGATTATGATGGTGTTGTTGCAACCCTCCTCGCGGAAAACGTTGATATGAGTGAAACCGTTATTGATGTTGATGACGGTAGTACAATTACAGCTGGCACTTACATATACATCGACCAAGAGGAGATGTATGTTGAAAGTGTAACTGGAAATAAATTGGTAGTAAGAAGAGAACAGGATAAGACACCTCTCCAAAATCATGTCCTTGGTTCTAGGGTTTACACAATTACTCAAGCTGACAATAATATGATTGAACTTGGCGATGACTTTGGGTTTGATGGTAGTATTTTTTGAGGGTGATATATGGATAAGTATGAAAAGCTAAATGAAACCTTTGACGTAGAACCTATTGAATCTAAGGTAGAAACTAAAAGTGATATCGAAAAAAAGATTACTAAATTTGAAAACTCCAAAGAAGATATCCGTAAAGACTACGAATATACGAGGGGTAATTTATATTCAATCATCGAAAAAGGACAAGAAGCAATTAATGGTATCTTAGAACTTGCTCAAGAGAGTGAAATGCCTCGTGCATATGAAGTTGCAGGTCAATTGATTAAAAATGTGTCAGATGCAACAGACAAATTGATGGATCTTCAGAAAAAATTGAAAGATGTAAACGAAGAGGATAAAAAAAGTCCGACACAAGTTACTAATAACGCATTGTTTGTTGGTTCTACCGCAGACCTTCAAAAAATGTTGAAAAATGTCAATAAAGACATAAATAGTTAAAAGGATTGAAAGATGGCCGCTACTCCTGTTGTTAATATAGTTATTGCACAAGGTACAGATTTTAGTGAAAGTTTTACTTCCACAGAATCTGATGGATCTCTTACCAATCTTAATGGATTTAGTGGTGTATCAAAATTAAAAAAATATGCGGGATCACCAACATCTTTTGATTTTACTGTTGGTATAAACACTACAACTTCAAAGGTGTCAATCGCCATGACGGCACCTATTACGACACCGATAAAACCAGGAAGATATTACTATGATATCGTTCTGACATCTTCTACTGGAGCTGTATCAAGAATGGTCGAAGGTGCTGCAATTGTCACTGCGGGTATTTCTACCTGACCAATAAATAGTAAAAAACATCTCTCAGATGAATGACTTAGGAGATTTCTTCTCCCTTATCGGAGAAGAGAAAAAGAAAAAGGAAAAAAAGAATAAAGAAATAATTGGAGAGGTATCACTCGGTGACCTTTTCGCAAGTCTTAGTGAAGAAAAAAAGAAGCAAAAAGAAAAGCAGCTAAAAAAAGACAAAGAATTAGAAAAGTTAAAGAAAGATGCAAAAATATTTGAAAACTTAATTTTTTCTCAGTCAAAACCTGTTGATACTACAGATTGGAAAGATGATTATAAACCCATTGAAATTGAATCTGAGGATATTATTAAACCAGAACCTCTTAAACCATCAGAACCTGTTTCAGAAGTAGAGCAACTTGAAGAGAGTTTAGAAGAGTTAGAAACTCTTGCAAAGATAAGAGATGATGTTGATGTAGAAGTTGATAAGTCTAACAATATTCTCAAGAGTATTGAAATCCTTGATAGGATCAGACCAGAGGAAGAGATTGATGAAACGGGTACTGACAGTGAAGTAAATAGATTAAGAAGAGAGATAGACCAACTTCGTAAGATGGTTTATGAGACTGTCAGACATACCTCTACTATTGGGGGTGGTGGTGCTGGATTCATCAAGGATCTTGATGATGTAAGTATTGCTGGTATCCAAAGTGGTTATGTTCTGACTTGGGATGGACCTAACAATAAGTGGGTACCAAGAGCTGTTTCGACTCAGGCCGATTTAGGACCTCTTACGAATATTTCTGCTGCATCAACCACATCGATCACTCAAGGCGATACCTTATCTTATAACGCAACTACAGGTCAATTTATCGCAACATCAACAGTTGGTGCAGCAACAACAAACATCCGTGGATATCCAATTACTGATTCCACGCCAGAAGACAACAACATCATTACCTTTAATCAGTCCTCTGGACAATGGGAATACGATACACCATTTACAATTGTGGATCTCTCAGATGGTGTTAAGGATAATGCAATTGACTACGGCGCCTTCGAGTAACTTATAAATAAAATATAGGATAAATGTAGTAGTTACAAAATATGGCATCTCCGACCCTTAAGTTTAAAAGAGGCGCCCTGGCGGAGCTCCCGACTCTGGCGGTAGGTGAACCTGGTTTTACTACTGACAAGTATCAACTATATATTGGTTCTCCTTCTGGTAACCAACTCATCGGCGGTGGTAATTTTTGGAATCTCGAATCAAACACCGAAGGTGGTGGACTTAAATTATATGAAGCTACCAATAATGGTACAAATTATGTTGAACTTCAGGCACCAAATGCACTGGGTTCAAATTTAGAACTTACTCTTCCAAGTGCAGATGCTAGTGCTTCTGGACAAGTACTTCAATCAAATGCATCTGGTGTATTATCATTTGGTGAAGTAGCCCTTACTCATGTCGATATTGACGGTGGTACTGATATAGGTGAAGCCATTGCTGATGAAGATTTATTCATCGTAGATAACGGTGCAAACGGAACAAATAGAAAGACAGAAGCATCAAGAATTAAGACATATGTTCTTGGTGGTGCATCAGGTGCAACTTTCTCTGAAATAACTGTTGGTTCTGCTGTAACGATAAACAGTTCTGGTGTTCATGCTCCAACTGGTGTCATCACCGCATCAAACTTCAGTGGTCCTCTTATAGGAAACGTAACTGGTGACTTGACTGGTAATGCAGACTCAGCAACAACAGCTACTAGCTCAGATCAAGTCAAAACTATTACAAATAGTACTGACGCAGATCAATTCCTTACGTTTGTCGCTGATGATAATGTATCCGCTACTGCAGAAGCTGTAAGAACTGATGCGGGTATTAAATATAATCCAAGTAGCAATCTTTTAACCGTTGCTGGTACCGCAAGTTTAGCTGGTGTAGTCACCGCAGCAAGTAGTGGTATCGTAGTCACAGGTATTGCCACTGCAGACACTTTTAAAGGTACAAATGTAGAACTCACTGGTTACATTGAGTTTGATGGTGCAGGTGTCCAGATTGATGGATTTGTAGATGAAGACAACATGTCTTCAAACAGTGCAACAAAACTTCCAACTCAACAGTCGGTTAAGGCATACGTAGACACTGAGGTTGCTGGTGTTGCGGTTACCTTTGCTGTTGCTGGAGATTCTGGTTCAGGTATTGTAACTACTGGAACTACTCTCACCATTCAAGGAACCTCTAATGAAGTCGATACTTCAGTTTCGGGTAACATTGTTACAATTGGTCTTCCAAATACAGTTAACATCACAACTGAACTGAATGTTCCTACAGTTGATGTTGGTGCCTTGAGAGCATCCGATGGTACTGCTGCTCAGACTATTGCAGACTCGACTGGTAAAGTCACTACCTCTACGGATCACGAGGTCCAGGGAACATTCACTGCTGCTGGTAATGCTGTCTTCCAGGGTAATACTGATATCGGTAATGCTACTACAGATACCCTTACCGTTACAGCAAGAGTTGATTCAAACTTTGTTCCATCCACAAATGGTGAAAGAAACCTCGGAAGTTCCTCTCTCAACTGGGATCAAGGTTTTATTGATAGACTGAATGGTGATTCAGCAAATCTTTCTGGTATTGCAACAGCAAATACTTTCAAGGGCGTCTCTCTTGACCTGAGTGGTAA